CCGAAGCTGTAACGCTCACGTGCCTTGTAACGGACGTTACCAGTGTCAAAGTCACCTTCAAAGGCTGTCTTGATTGGTGAACGCTCGAACATCTTGAGACCGTTAGGTGCATCAGTGATCAAGAACCATGCGTTGGTGTCTGTCAAGAAGTGGTTGACAGCGTAACCTTCGGGAACCAAGCCCATAGACTTGATTGCGTTGATGTCGTTGTCTGCACTAGAGGTGCGCAGAGTAGACTTCATCAGGCGCTCAGCCGTGAACTGGAGTTCCTTAGGAACGATCATCTTACGCACAGTCAAAGCCACGCGCAAGCCACGCTCGTCAGTGAACGCTGCTACGTCGATGATGCCTTGCTCGAGAGAAGTCTCGTTCAAGTCAGCAGCAACTGCAGGAGTATTACTGAAGTTAGGGCCCAACGCGGTTGGGTGAGCTGTAGAGCACAAAGCAACACCGTCACCACCAGCATAGTTGCCACCAGTGAAAGCGTTGTTGAGCACAGAAGCACCCTTGACCTGCTTAGTGTTCGCCATTGAACGAGCCAAAGCCTTGGTGTAACGGCCTGACAGACGGTCGTAGAGGTTGTCCTCAACGGCTTCTTCTGTCAATGCGAACGCCATAGCGATGGTTTCGTGTGTGTAGCGAGCAGTGAATGATTCGATAGCGTTGTCATATTGCAAGCCAGCACCCTCAGTTTTCACTGGAGCAGAGCCAAAGCCTGTCAACATAACTTCTTCTTCGAATGCACGGTCAGAAGTCTCGATTGCAAAGATTTCTTCGTGCTCGTTTTCGTAGCGCTTGTACTCCAAACCGAACAGAGCGTTCAGGCCGGGTTCTAGTTCTTTAACTAGTTGTGAACGTGTAATAGCCATGATTATGCTCCGTCTGATGCAACGCCAACACTACCGTATTGATGTTGATTTAGTTTAACGACTACCACTGCGTAGCTACCGAATGCATTCTCAGGGTCTTGGTTTAAACCAACGATCTTGAATGTCAAAGCGGCAGTCTTAGCGATAGATGCAGAGTCCAAAGAACCTGCAGATACGCCAGAAGTGGTGCTTCCAGTAGTGGATGCAGTTGGATCAGCGTTCTTGCCGATGTTAGCTGCAACGACAGAGCCGCCCGCTTGAATCAAGAACATCTGAGCTGGATCGTCCAAAACTTCGCAAATGATAGAACCGATGTTTGGAGTAATGCTACCGGGGTAGTAATTCTTCCATGTTGGCTTATCAGCACGGGTTGGGTCGTTGTATTGACAGCCGTTGAACACGCCGGTTGGGGCGGTATGGGTAGCTGCGTCATACTTAATGATGTAACCGTCGTATACGACGACTAGATCGCCTTGATAAATGGCTGTGCCATATCCGCTTGCAATCGAGTAGCCATATTGCTTTTGAGCACCAGTGGCTGACAAGTTACCGACGGGACGCAGACCAAAAGGCTTATTTACGTTTGCCATTTGTAGCTCCTACAAGTTGTGGTTATCAACCTTGCGGTTGACGGAATGTTGTGCGCGAGCTCCGCTCTGGAGATTGGATTCGCATCGAAGAGTGTGCGTTTTCACGCATTAACTCGTTATCTACTGCCGACAACTGATCCTGAGCCTTCTTACGGAAATATTCAGAACGCTCTTTTATGGTTTCTTTGGGGATTCTTGCAAGCAAGAGACCACCAACAGAAATCACACCAGCGTGCTTTCCGTCCTCTACTGTAGGAAGCATGTCCTGATATTCTTCAGCTACTTCCTCTAAGCGTACGAGTTCATAACCTTCGCGCAACTTAGAGTAGACGTTTTGTTTGTCAGAGTGGCCGTTGACTTCTGCACGAATCCAACGGTGCTCATAACCTTCAGGGGCAGGAGGCGCGTCAAGACGTGAAGGGGGTGCCCATGGCTTGCGTCGTTCATCCTTAGTACGAGTGTTCGTATTGCGGGATGCGCGATCGATAGTAAGTTCTTTGCTCATGTTTTACTCCTTTACGTACTTGGCATATTCCTCAAGAGGAACGCCCAGTTTTTTTGCAATAGCAACCTGACTCGGTGATAACCGGACAGTTCTGCGCGCACTATTTATTCCCGAACTACGGGTGGCAGGGGCAACAGCAGGCGCGGAACGCTGTTGTCTGGGTTGGTCAACAAAGTGCTTTGGAAATTCATCCCGAAGCCTTTGGTCGAGCTGAGTATAGTACTCATCTGAGTCTGGTTCAATACCTTCTTCTTCAATAAGTGTCTGGTGTATGCCCCAAGCTCCGTAAGTCAACATACGGTTGTTACCATACCACGAATTGCGAGAAGCCCAATCTTCAGCCTTAGGACTTGGTCTAGGCTGCTGTGGCTGAGGGGCCTGCTGCTGTTGTTGGTACTGCGGCTCAGGAGCATATTGCTGTTGAACCTGCTGTTGGTTGTTTTGGGGCTGATCCTGCAACCACCCAGCAACTTGACGTTGCTCATGAACTAGGGCAGATAAGCGCTCTTGGGCTTCTGTCTCAGTATCAATGTCATTCTCCTCACGCGCCTTCTTGATGATCTGGCGTAGAGAAGTTTGCTGGGAATCCAAACGTGCCTTGGCTTCGTTCAGGCGACTGAAGTCGGTCTGGACAAGCTTTTGTTGCAGTGTTTGGGTTTGGTTTTGCAAGCCTTTTGCGTATTCCAAAGCCGCTTGTTCACGGCGTTCGGCTTCGCGCATGCGAGCTGTTAGTTTAGAGATGCGCTTTTGTACCGCATCATTAACAGACTCAAGCTCAGACCTACTGGCCTGTTCTGGCTGTTCTTGGGTTTCGACTTGGGGCTGTTGCCCTTCTTTGTCGTCAATCTCATTTTGGACAGAAACATCAGTGGCCTTTTCATCGGCCCCTAAATCAAATTCCAACTGGTCATCGTTCATTAGTGTTGCCATTGCTTACCTCATATGTGCAGAATATCTTCTGGGTCCTTGATCGTCGCTAAGATTTCGTCATCGTTTAGGATGCGAATCTCACCGCCGTCGATGGCCATCCGCGCACCCGCGTAACGACCAAAGATAATCCAATCCCCCTCTTTACACCACGCACCGGTGGGGAACTTCGCTTCATCCTTATAGGCAAGCGGGCCAACGGACAGAACGTACGCGCACGTAGTGGTCAATAGTTGGCGTTCTAGGGTCTGATCGGCTAATTCAATACCGCCTTTGGTCTTTCGGGCACCTCGGTACGGTAGGACAATCACGCGCCAGCCTGTGGCTTGGGGCAAGTGTTCTCGAATGTTCGAGACTTGCTCATCGTGATCCTTACGAGCTTCTGCTACAGCAATGGCATCTGCTGCGGCTTGTGATGCGGCTGCGGCAGCCTTGTCGGCTTCCTCAATCGCCCATTTCTCTTCTAGTGCAGTCATTTCAGTCATCTAAGTTCCTCTTGTAGGTCAGGGTTTTTGCTCAACAAACCATTTACGGCTTCTTTCACAAATCTGTAGCCCTCAAGACGGCCCATCAAAAACTTATACTGCTCCATATCTCGCACTTTTCCAGCAGTAACAATATCCTGCGTATCGCGTTCTAACACGCGAATAGCTTTGTGCAAATTTTCAACAAACTCAAGCATGGATTACTCCAATGAAGCAGACAGATGGGGCCCTGTCTGTAGGCAATGCGTGCATTATGCACTAATTTTACGAAATTTTTACTTTTTTGAACGCATCTTTTCTATAAACGTACTTAACGTCAGGCTGTAGGCTGGGCGCTTTGCTGCGCTTGGGTTGCCCGGTCAGCATTTTGTTGTTCGACCTGACTGGCATGTTGGATTGCGTTTTGGGCGATTTGCGATGCATGTTGCGCTCCTTGTTGATTTATTCTCTTATGTTCTGTGCCATGTTGGGCAGAGAGCTTCTGATAATCCAACTGCAATCTGGCCGAAGCTTCTTGCTGGTCTGCAGCTTCTTGCTGTTGGTCAAGTTGCAACTTGGCAGCATCGATTTGGCCGCGTTGCTGATCGCGTTGAGCGTTTTGCTGCAGTTCTTGCTTCTTCAAACCAACTAATGGGTCCTCTTGGTTGCCCATCAACTGAGTTTGCTGTTGCTTGACTTCTTGGAAGAACTGCGCAGTCTTAACAGCAACCATGGCTTCGCGCTGTAGCGCAGAAATGATGCGATCTGGGTCGGTACCGTATTGTTTGAACAATTCGGCTTCCACATCCTCTTCTGCTTTAAGTTTTAAATGCTCGAAAATGTGTTTTTGCAAATTGACAGCAGTGTTTGGCAATGATTGGACCAAAGGCGACAGGCCCATCATCAAGTGAGCCATGATGTGTGCATCGTGTTGCTGGCCAGCAAAGGCTTTGAGCGCCACGCCGTCCAAGACCTGTGCGTTCTCGCTTGCAGGGTCTTTTGGTTTGTCCACGTTGGTGCTGTTGAGCAAATCATCGATGTCACGTACACCAATCGCTTCGTACATGCGGCGATATGCTTCATACATGTTATGCATCTGGGGAGCAGACTGCGCCAACTGCAACTGTGTCTGCGCCATGGTGATGCGCTGGGCCACAGAGAAGATGTTGGGGTCAGAAACAGGCAGAACATCGACGCGTTTGTCAAAGTCCTTCTTTTTAATCAGACGGCTTTCGCCGGGAACGTCATAAGGATACTGGTCAGGCAAGAACTCGCCAAAACCTTTGGCCAAAAGTTGAAATTCCAGCTTCTGGCTGTAGTGCATGCGCTTGTGGATAGAAGACATGACCGCGCTGCCCTTCTCGAGCAATGCGATAGTCGTTCCAACGGCGGCATTTTGGTTGCTGTCGCCCACTTGCATGTCTGTGATGCTGGCCAAGCGTCTGCCGGAGTCCACACAGGCCCCCATAAGCGCAAAAAGCGTCTGGCTTGGCTCTTTGTATGGCAAAGGCAAGATAGAGGCTTGTAGGTCCGCTCCGCCCACGTCAATATCGCGCCATTCACCGGGTGAGAGTGGCACGTCATCGTTCATGATACGTGCGCCCTTGGCTTTGAAGCCTGCAGGCAAGTTAGACAGCGTGCCTGAGTCAATTAATTGCTGCAAAGAAGAGGTGGCCGTCTTTGTCAAACCACCAACAAGGTGCAAGAAACCTAAACCGTAAGCACCCGGACCCTGAACCAGTAAGTAATGGATGTAGTACTGCTTACGGCAGTAGCGCTCATCGCCTTCTTTCCAGTTACGACGTACACCGACCACGTCATTGGTGGTTTCGTCCACTGTAACGATGTACGGCAAAGCAATTCCTGTCTCTTCGCCGTCTTCATCCTTGTGCTCAAAGCCTGCCAAGTCCAAATCAACTTGGAACTCCAACAAAGTCATCTCTTCTTCTGTTGAATTGGGCTGAACACCCACTGTGCGGTCTACTTCCTTCTTAATAATGCTCTGTCCCGCCTCACCGGAGGTGGTGGGCATGGCAGTATCAAGGTATTGGCCACGAAATACCGCTTTCTGGTAGTCGTTGGTGGACATGTAGACACGGTGAGTGATACGTGAGCACTCACTCATTACGGAAGAGCCGTTATACGGGATGTAGAGGTCGTCAGGCAGCACTAATTGGCTGACCATGCGGCCTTTGTTTTCGTCGTAATAGATTTTCTTGAATGCAGAGCCACCGTAGCCGACGTAAAACAGCATCTGATCAAAATCAGGGGTGTACTCTTCCATCACCGTAGTGATTTGGTAGTTCATAAAGTTGCGAACGCGTTCTGCTTGCGCTAATTTTTCGCGTGTTTCCTTGCCCAAGACCTGTGTACGCACTGGTCCTTCGGCTGGCATCAATTCTTTGAGTGCTGTGGACTGAAATTGAACGATAGATTCGGTCAAAAGTGGGTGAGACACGCCGCAAGCGCCCTTAAATGGCTTGGTGCGCTCCTCAAAAGTAAAGCCCAAGAGCTTCAATCCCTTGCCATACTGCTCTTCCCACTCTTTTCTTGACGATTTGTCTGCATCAAACAGCGACATAAGGTCGCTTGACATGTTTTGCAGCACAGATGGGTCAATAACTTCGGCAAGATTGCTATCAAACGGGACTTTGCCGTCTTCTTTTTCGCCAAGTTCAACGGTTGCACCGCCTTCTTCATCGATTTCTACTTCGATATCAGGCATCGGAGCGTCTGTTTCTAGTTCTACGCTCAGTTCGCCCGCAGGCAAGTCGTTGTTTCGTTCAATAGCCATGTGTGTTCCTTAAATGTACGCTCTGTAATCCGTGTTTGATTTGTCTACAGAACCGCCTTTAGCGAATGGTACGCCACTTTGCATGATACGCTGTGCTGCTTCTGGGGACCAAACTAAGCCATAAGCTGTGAGAGGCTGGCCAAGAGGATGGGTTATGTTGCCGTGTCTATCCTTGATTTCACGTGTAGTGGGTGGTAACTCAATCGGGCGAATTTCTAAACCTGATGTGCCCATGTCTTTCACGACTTGTTTAAGATTCGCCGGTACTTTTTCATACAACGCGGGTTGCATAGATTCCTTGCCCGGGAATGTAACAAAGTTTTTGCCCGCGCGCATCGCTGCTTGAACAGCAGTCTTCATCATTAGCTGTTGTTCAACCGCAGGACGTGTTTCAAATCCAGCAAAAGGCTGCTCCAACGAGTAGTTGGTTTTTGGAGAACGAATACGGTGGCCTAGTTCACTGATACGTTTGTCACGTTTTGCCATGTCTAGTGCAAGTTTTTTCTTTTCTGCATCAGGCATGTTTTCTGGCGGCTCACGCATCGCAGCATTTTGTTCTTGACTAAGCTTTTCATATTCCACTTTGTCTTTTTCAAGGTTTCCGCCTTTAGGGCCTTTACTGCGAACATCTTGTGCTAAGTCCGACTGAAAGTCGTGGATGTGGCGACCTTCAAGTGTTCCGTGTCCCGGAACATCTACCGTGTGTTCTGTAAAACGAGAAAAACCTACAGGATGCCCACCGGGGGTTACTGTTGGATGCTGGCCTTCATACAACTTGTAAGGGGCCAGTTCTTCTCCAAACTGAGAATTCTTTTCCAAGTAACGCTTGATGCGCTTCAACCCTTCGTTGACTTGTAGCTCAATAGGTTCAAGCGTAGATTCAACTTCATGCTTTAGGGCTGGGCTCTCTCTAATAATGTCATATGGTTTATCCACCATACTAAAGTCAAGATATCTAGTATCTACAGGAGCTGAACCCAGTTTGACTGCACGCTCATTTGCTCGTCTAATTACTTCTTTGGTAGCTGCAATTCTTCCTTGACGCTCTAGCTCGTTGCGTTCCATCAAAGGTAGTTTTCCCCTAGCAACAGTGAAGTCATAGGCGGGATTTGTGGGGTTCATTGGGACCCCTTTTGCCTTCAAGACTTCCATTTCATGTGCTCTTGCCAAATCCCAAAATGGAGCTGCGCCATTCTCTGTATACAAGACTGGATATATGTATCCATTAGAAATATCCCTAAGTTCCTTTTTAGCATTTGCTATGCTTGTGTAAGATTTCTCTACATGCGTGAGCGCCTCTGATACTGCCTTAGCACTTGGCAGAGTGGATACCAACTCATGGCTATCAACAACTTTTTTTAACTCTGGGATTTTGGTAGGGTCCAATGTGCCGTTGTAAAGAGAATTAAGCCCAGTTTCTAATTCATTAACTTGCTTGGCTCTAGCAGATATTTCTGCAGGCTGATTAATATACAAATTCACTGAGCCCATAGGTTGTTGGTATACGTTATCAGCGGTATCCCACAGCCCGTGTGAACCAAGAGCGCGCTCTTCCACTCGCAGGCCGGATGGCGAATAAAGTTTGTCAAGAGCTGCTTTGATTTGCTCAGGCTGCAGTTTGTCCTTGTCCCCAAAATTAACAAGTGCTTCTTGCACGCGTTCCACGTCGTAGTCACGGAATTTGTTCTTGACCTGATTGATAAACTGCTGTTTCTGTACTGGGCTCTTCAACTCAGAAACATAGGTATCCAAACGTCCAACAATTGGGAACTCTGCGGGAACGCCGGGTTTTACTGGAGGTGCAACGGGTGCAACTTGAGGAACTGCAGATGCGGCGGGCGGAGCTTGTCTAGCGGCTACGTTAGCTCTTGCTTCTTCTACTGTAGGCGCAACTCCCATAAAAGGGTCAGCGGGTAGCGAAAAGTCACGCGGATATTGACGGCTCTGACTGAGTCGCACCAGTTCTGTTTCAACCGCATTTTCAAACTCAGGATTAGGAGCTTTCTTAAACGCTCCCATCATCTGAGCTGCTTTGCCGCCAACCTTCTCCGCTGTTTGCACAGCAGCCCTAACAGGAGCAGCAGGATTTATAGCGGATGCCCCTAGCTCACCAGCAGTGCGAAAACCCTGCAACGTAGGATTGGCTTCTTCACCGGGGCGGATGCCGTATTTGGTCATCTTCTCCTTGATGAAATCACTACCCATCACAGGCTTCTTCTCATCGTAACCAAACGGGCGCATCGCCATCGTCGCCAAATCAACAGGCGCTCCAACAATATCGTATGGCAATTCCGCCACGCCACGTGCAATAGCAGGATACGCTTCGCCACTGGCCAGCGCTTTACTAATATTGCCCGCTTGCCGTCCTCTGCCAGAACTAGGGGTGACAAACGCTGGCGCTTGGGCCATGGCCATCTGTTCAATCTCCTGCGGCGTCAAGTGATCGACATTCTCACCACCCATCGGGGAGCCCTCAGCACGGTGAACAGCACCACCTTGTGCAAAAATTTTATTAATTGTCAAACCATACTGCTCTGGATTAGATGCTGCCTCCAAAGCAACTTGCCTCTGATCCCTATCCCGCTTTGCAGAATTTGCCATCTCATCATATTGCGCCTGCGTAGTCGTCGGTGCAACAGGAGCCACCATCGTAAACTCCGCAGGAGCCGTAGGCGCTTTGCCCGTAAAGTCCGTGGTCCGTGGTCCAGCGTTATACGCATTGACATCCGCGTTGTATTTATCCACCGCCGTCATATACGGGTTGTACTGCTCGGTCTGATATTTATTTATCGCATCGTTATACGCAGTAGCCGATACCCCATATTTATCGTACTGATCCTTAATCGCATTTAACTGGTCCCGCGCCGTACCCTTAATTGCTACAACAGGAGTAAACGGCACACCACCAGAAGCCATCCTAGCAACAGGGCGCTTTTCAGGAAACGGTGATTTGTATTCCAAATCTAAATTAGCCAAAGCAGAGGGAGCCATCAAATCAGGAGCCTCCGGTTGCGCTTCCTTCCAAATATCCGCTTTGTCATCATCTGGCTTATCATCCGCCAAAAACATCATGGCCATGGCAGCCTTGTAGCCGGGCCCTGCATCACGGGCCAAGCTCTTGATATCCGCCTTAGCCGTCATGCCACTTTGCAAAGCAGGCACCATCATCTTCTCAGATGCAGTGGGTTCTGCTGTAACAGGGGCTGGTTTGTTAGACGGGGGCGTAGCATTTAAATTATTAAACACCCGCGTGATATAGCCCTGCGTTTCCTTTGGTAACTTAGATTTATCAGCACCAGAAGCCAACCATTCGTCCGTATTCTTTGGACCCCAGTTATACGCAGCCAAAGCTTTTTCCGTGTCGCCATACTTATCCACCATGGCTTTCAAATAATCCCGACCCACACGTGCAATCTCGTCTGGGCTTTTATCTTTTGCAGGCTCTACACCAAAACCCGGCTTTCTCGCAGTTTTTGGCATGACTTGCATCTCACCCTCAGCACCCTTGTGTGACGTGAGTAACTTGCCCTTTTCATCAAACCGTTGACCACGGCTCTCGGCTTGCTTTACCGCTTCATGTAACTGGTCAAAATATTCTTGGGCCATGGATCAAGGTCCTTAAGGAGTAACACGCATTTTATGGGCTAAATCAATAATACTCAACAGGCTCTTGATTAGGCTCGCCCTCGTCAACATCATCATCAGCCAGCGCAATAAAGTTGCCCTGCCTAAACCGATGCCACGCCATCACCGCAGTATCCACCTGATCGTCATGGGGTGCAAGCGGAAAAGCAGCGCACTCTTCAACCATCTCATCGGCCCACTCCTGATTCTCAGGATACCAAACCAT